GATTTAAACTATCATATTCTGGTTGAGTATAATCAATACTAGGTCCTTGATTAGTTGGACCTAAATACTTGTGAATGTATAAATCCGTGCCGCCAACACGTAATTCTTCGGATATTGTTCTATCAAAGAAACGATAATCATTCTGTTTATTTGGGCGGTATAAGGATAACTTTGGCATAATAGTATTTATCGCAATGTCCTACGCTTGAATCCTAAGGTTGACAATAAATATGGATTGTGTTATAATAATCAAATATTAGTAAAGGAGTGCCTAATGGCAACACGTAAGCGTAATACAGAGGACCACAGTTTAGTTAAAGCATTGAATCCACGGGATGTAGATGTACAACATTATGGGGATGAACCATTATTCGTAGTACAACCCGATGAGGATAAACGCAGGGTCACACTAATGCGTAGTTTTACTTGGTACAATCGTTTTTATGGCAAGAAAGATGCTAAGGAATTATTGTCCCAATACTTAGAATATAATAAACGCACAAACGATTCTAAGATTATGCGTAGAGTCCACGAAAATGAGTTTCTATTGACATTATGCTGGTTGGCACGTATGCAGTTACGTGGATTATCATTAACCGAACACGAGGAATTGACCCTCGAAAACGAAATCAATCGTTTGTTAAAGTTAGTACACAAACCCGAAGAAGAAAAAGTTGAAGTTGTAGCACCTGCTCGACCCAACATTCAGGAAATATTAAAAGATAAAGCACGTGAAGCCGCAGGCGAGCTTGAAGGATTGTTTGATGAGTTCATCACATCCGGTGCACCTACAAAGCATACACTACGTCCTATGGATGAAGTCGCTAAAAAGAATGTGATGCCACAACATATCAGTATTTTAACTGAAGTATGGAAAAAGAAATTGAATGAGTTTGAGGAGTTGCTTAAAGGTACCGATGCACAACTTGTTCAAGGCTACAATCATTTAACTAAAACTCAGGTTAAGAACATTGTAAAGTTCATTGAGTTGGTTATAAATGACTTGAACAGTTACATCAGTGTTAAAAAAGCCGCAAAAGCTCCAAGGGCACGTAAAGCAGTACCGGTCGAGAAGATTGTATCTAAATTAAAGTATTTGAAAACATTTAAAGATACTGCAAGTAAGCTTGACTTAGTGAGCATTAGTCCTATCAAACTTCACGGAGCAAGTGAAGCGTGGGTGTATGATAGTGCAAAACGCAAACTGCATCACTATATTGCCGATGATTACAGCAAAGCATTTACTGTTAAAGGTAATACATTACTAGGATTTGATACAGCAAAAAGCGAAGTTAAAACATTACGTAAGCCTGCAGAGCAACTTAAAGAAATTATGGGAAGCAAGCCGGCAGCTCGTAAATACTTTAACGATATCAAAGCAGTAGCTACTGCATCTAATGGCCGCTTTAATGAGAATATGATTATACTGAAGGCATTTTAATGAGTAATATTGATTTAAACAAATACAAAGATTTTGTAGAAGCAGTAACCAGTGAAGCAAGTAATGACTTGACTACATTTATGAACCGTTGTGATGAACTTGACGGTAATGATGGTGGTCCTAGTATCAATGTCCCATTGTTATTAACCGCTTGTTTAGGATTAGCGGCTGAAGGTGGTGAGTTTATCGAAGTGCCCAAGAAGATGTTTTTTCAGGGTAAGCCACTGACTGAAGCTGAGGTGTTTCATTTAAAACGTGAGTTAGGTGATGTTATGTGGTATTGGATTAATGCTTGTCGTGCATTGAATCTTGATCCAAATGATGTTATTGATGAAAACGTGCGTAAATTAGAATCACGCTATCCCGGCGGCACTTTTGACGCACATTACAGTGAAAATAGAAAAGAGGGTGATATCTAAAGACCAATAGTTTCCTGATAAATACAACATCAGGAAACTAATATGACTATATCTGCAACAGCAAACATTCTTTCTACACCATCTGGACTAACCCTAGATGAATTGAAACAAGCATTATTTCAAAACCTTCGTTATCGTTTAGGTGATGGAATCATTGACCTTGAGTTAGATCCTCAACACTATGAAGCGGCATATAACTATGCTATCAAAGTATATCGTCAACGAGCGCAAAATGCTACGGCTGAATCATACACACTAATGACAGTTGTAAAAAATGTAGATACTTACACACTGCCTCAGGAGTTTATCAATGTTCGTTGTATCTATCGTAGAACAGTTGGATTAGAAACTGGTCCAGGTGCAAGTAGTTTTGATCCATTCAGTTCAGCTATATTAAACACTTATCTATTGAACTATAACTATGCAGGTGGTATGGCAACATATGACTTCTATGCTGGTTATGTAGAACTAGCCGCACGTATGTTCGGTGGATATGTAATCTACACATTCGACCCAGTTACAAAAGTTATACGTATTGTTCGTGATCCAAAAGGTAGTGGTGAGCGTGTTCTTATTTGGGCTGACGTTCAAAGACCAGAAGAAGTGTTACTACAAGACCCGGGTGCAGGTGTATGGATTGGTGACTTTATCTTAGCTAATCTTAAACTAATCATTGGTGAGGCACGTGAGAAGTTTGGTACTATCGCAGGTCCAGGTGGTGGCACAACATTAAACGGCACAGCTATGAAAGCTGAAGGTAAAGCCGCAATGGAACAACTATACGATGAACTAAAACGCTATGTAGATTACAGTCAGCCATTAACTTGGGTACAAGGTTAAATAAAAGGTATTACTTAAATATGCGTGAATTTATTACTTTACTTGAAGATAAGTCTAAACCCCAAGACATAGAAATTATCCCACTGAACTTCACTGATAGTGAAGTTGCACCTGTTCTTAGTAAAGATACAATAGAACTTCACTATGATAAACTTGCTAAAGGTTATGCAGAACGTTATAATAAAGGTGAGGGTAATAAAGACTTTAATTATGCAGGTGCATTCCTACATAATACATTGTTCCCTCAGTTCCGCGAAGTTAGAAATAAAAATAATCCAAATGGTCCTATGATGGGCTTTATCAACAAACATTACGGTTCATATGATAATATGAAAGAACAGTTTGAAATTGAATTTATGAAGTTAGAAGGCTCAGGTTGGGTATACTTAGCAACTGATGGTAAGATTAAAACAATCAAGAACCATGAAGTACGTAATGATATATTGTTATTAGTTGATAGATGGGAACACGCCTGGATACTAGATTATGGAAGTGATAAGCAAAAGTATCTAAAAGAGCAATGGAAAATCATCAATTGGAATGTAATCAATACTCGCTGGGGCAAGAGTTTATGAGAGCAATTGAGTTTTTAACAGAATCTGTTGAACAGAATCAGCCAGGTGTAGCGGAGAGCAACTTGAATGAATATCGTGACCAACTTTGGACTTGGGTTCAGTCTAAATTCCCAAGAACACAATGGCCTGAATATGTGCAACGAGATTTTTTATATGCTAAGGCAAAAGGTAATAAAAATCGAAAAGATTTAGAAGATTTTTTAGATGAAGTGCAACGAGATTTTGGTCGAGTCAAATGGCAATTAGAAAAACTACCTATAACACTTGACATCTTTACGCCTAAAACTCAGCGAATGATTCAGAGTCGTGAGGGTGGTTCAAGTAATCCATATCAGGTGCCTAAAGATGCTGAACGACATTCATTACAACAAAAAATGATCCAACAAAAGGGCGTCAGTCAAGAACCTATCATTGTTGCCAAATTGAGCAATGGTTATGATTTGATTGAAGGTTGGCACAGAACTATTCAACATTTGAAGGAATTTCCCCAAGGTTACACCGCACCTGCTTGGGTAGGTTATGGGGCAACTTATACAAGCGAAAGTGTAGAGCAAGGTGTAACGGAAGGCTATTCAAACACTACATTTAATGTTGACCGTAGAAAATTAAATGTACCGACTCTTATACAAAAGGGTGCGATATTAGTTACTTATCCTCACGGTGAACAAGGTTGGGAAACTGATAACAAAGAAGACTGGGCATTTAGTTTACTATCATTGTATAATGTTCTTCAAGGCGGCTGGCCTAGTGAAGCTAAAAAGTATCTCAAGCCTCAAAGTTATAAACGAGCAGAGCAACAAATTAATTCAAGTGCTCCAAATTTAGGATCTGACAAATTAGTATACTATGGAGCATTAAAAAGCTAGGCATACCAGACAATGTAGCATTTTTAGATAAAGATAAGCAAGGGGTGGCGGAAGGTTTGAACGAATTGACCAATACCAGTCTCAAAGTTAAACAACCAAAAGACTTTGTAAACACCAATGACCGCAAACAAGTTACCTGGAAAGTTATGAAGTTTAAGTCTGGCAAAGACACATACCTAATAAACTTCACTATGCAACATCCGCCTGCTTTTGGTAAAAAGTCGAAATCGAACTGGAACGCAGTAAATGTAGCATTTGGTGTAAAAGAACCACAAGATGAATACAGTTTTGGTGATGAAATCAACACTGATTTGACTGCTCGAAATAAAAATCAATTTTTGATTTATTCCACGGTGATCAATGCTATTCGCAAATTCATCACTGAATACAACACAGAGATTGATGAAATTATCATGCAGGGTGCAGGCGAAAGGCAACAAGCAATGTATCAGCGTTTCTTCCAATCAGCAGGCAAATATTTCCCAGGATGGCACTACAATGGCAAACACAGTCTAGTACGTGATGTTCCAAGACAACCGGCAAAAAAAGTTCAAGAGCAAGGTGTGGCGGAGGGCAATTTTGATTCCTTCAAATTTGGTAAGCCGATTACTTTTACAGCCTACCATTCTTCTGATTCAGAAATAAAAAAAATTCTCCCAACAGACGAATTTTATTTCAGTGATGATAGATACACATGGGAAGGAAACTATCTTTACAAAATAAAGATAACTTTGAAAAATCCTTATGTCGTGCTGGATCAGAAAGCAGGGTACGAAGGTCATGCTACAGACTCTCTTCCAAAGATAAAGGCAGCTGGGTATGACGGGGTTATATATACCCCGCATTCTGTTGATTATGGGTTTAGACAAGGCGTTTGTTTTTACCCACAACAGCAAATATCTAACATCAAGTTAGTTAACTCTGATAGTGGTAAATAATATAATTAAAGATAACCTAATCTCTTTACTTTACAACTCTCCTGTAGTACAATATGTATTACAGGAGTTACCATATGATTATTGGAGTTACAGGATTAATTGGGTCGGGCAAAGATACGATTGCCGACTATCTTTGCACATTTCACGGGTTCAAACGTGTTAGTTTTGCGGCATCATTGAAAGACGCAGTAGCAGCCGTCTTTGGTTGGAATAGAGAATACTTAGAAGGTTCAACTAAAATAAGTAGAGCTTGGCGTGAGCAGAAAGATGAATGGTGGAGTAATCGTTTAGGTATGGAAATCACCCCGAGATGGGTATTACAATACTGGGGAACAGAAGTCTGTCGTAACGGATTTCATAAAGATATTTGGGTAGCTAGCGTAGAGAATAAGTTACGCCAAACTGATGAAAATATTGTTATTACAGATTGTCGTTTTGTCAATGAAGTCAACTCTATTAAAAGTGTAGGTGGTATCACAATGCGTGTAAGTAGGGGAGAACGTCCCGTCTGGTATAGTGCCGCTGTTGATTACAACAATGAACCTGAAGGTAGCGAACAAAAATTAAAAGCTATGGTGGAATTGGGAAATTACGCAGTTCACGCTAGTGAGTATAGTAGTATTGGTTTATTGTATGACTATTATATTGACAATAACGGAACCATTGATGAGTTACACAAGCAAGTAAACTCAGTGGTCAACTTCTAAGTCACCTCGACGCCAAGTTATTTCTTTACGTTTAACCACCTCAATACAACATAAGCAGACCGTTCGTAAATTAGTAAGAGCAATATTCTCTAAACTACCATCAATATGATATACTGTCATTTGAGTTGGGAACAAACTTTTAAAGCCACATAAGTCACACGTGGCTTTTTTCTTATAGCCACTCTTAGTCCAGTTTGCCTTTCTAGGCTTTAACTTCTTTTTCTTACGACCGCATTCATCGCATCCACTGCGATAGTGTGTAATGCCCTCACGGATGTAATTCACTGCACAATGATTTTTTCCGCAACTCTTACATATAGGTCTCATCGTCTATTTAGCTTAATAAACCTTCGAAGGCACGGTAATACCGTCTTTTTTTAATTTTCTACTAAATAATAGTATGCAATTTAGGTAGTAAACCTCATAATTTTACATAAAGGAAAAATAAAATGGCATTAACATCTCCAGGCGTAGAAGTAACGATTACCGACGAAAGTCAATACTTACCGGCCGCAACAGGTTCAGTTCCGCTAGTTCTATTAGCAACAGCACAAAATAAAGCAAACGCTAGCGGTACAGGAGTAGCAGTAGCTACTACGGCAGCTAACGCAAATAAATTATATCAGGTAACAAGTCAACGTGATTTAGTAAACTTATATGGTACACCTTTCTTCTATACAACGACAAACGGTACACCAATTCAAGGTTATGAATTGAACGAATATGGTTTGTTAGCGGCTTACTCTTTACTTGGAGTTACAAATCGTTGTTACGTACTACGTTGCGATATTGACTTAGCAAGTTTAGTAGGTCAAACAGGTCGCCCAACTGGTGCTCCAGCTGACGGCACATATTGGTTAGATAGTACTACTTCTACTTGGGGTATATATGAATTTAATGCAACAACTGGTCAGTTTGCACTACAATCGCCCATTGTTATTACAGATAGTACTAATTTATCCGGAGGTGTTCCTCTAGCAAGTATAGGTGCTATTGGTGACTATGCAGTAAATGCAATTCAAATAACAACTGAACCAACAGATGCAGAACGAACATATTATTATAAAACAACCAATAATGTATGGGTTGTTTTAGGTGGTACTGATTGGAGAAATAATACTCCTGCAGTTATATCAACTGTTTCTAACCCAACAATTTCAGCAGGCGGTACACTTGTTATTAATATGAGTGGTTTGTTCTCTGCTACCATTACTATTACATCAGGTGATACTGTATCTGATATTGCAACTGCAATTAATAATTTAGGATGGACATACTTAAGTGCAGAAGTTAGAAGTGGTAAGTTATGTTTGTTTACTAGTCAACGTCTATCAGTTAGTGTTGGTACATCAAACGCTTATTTAGCAATTAGTGGGACAGGTTCATTCTCTGCATTAGGTATTACTGCAGGAACGTACTATACTCCAATATTGACATACGGTACAAGTGCTCAAATGCCATTATGGACAAGCAGCCAATCACAACCTCGTCCAACAGGTAGTGTATGGATTAAGGTTGGTGCAGCCGGTAATGGATTAACACCTGTTATATCAAGATACAGTACTGCAACAGCATCATTCATTGCAAAAAATGTAACACTTGCTACTTCTGATTGGTCTGTGACTGCTGGGTTAGATGCAACAGGTGGACAAGCTATTCCTGCAGGAAGTATTTATGGTCAATATAATTACAATAATACCGGATCTACATCACCCTTATACTTCTGGGAAAGAGTTGCAACCGGACCTACAGTAATAACAGGTAGTAATACAGCACCTGACTTCACAGCAGGTCCGTATTATATGGATGTGTATGTTAGTGTTCCTGGAAGTACATCATTGAGTTCAGCATATCAACTTAGTCTTGCTGATAGTACTGATGCTACTGATTTTGTAACAGCTTGGTACGCCGCTGGCATTCCATACACAACAGCAACAGTAACAACAGAAGGTTCTATTCAGTTGACACATACTGAAGGTGGTGAAATTGTTATGGATGATACAGTAGATTCATCATTCGTTTCAACTGGAGTATCTAATGGATTAATCACAGAAGCTGGCTTTATTATAGGTACAACATCTGGTGTTAAGTATGGTCCATCTGAATTTATGAGTTTTACTGGTATAGCACAAACTTCTACTAGTGGAAGTGGTTCAGCCGCAACATTCCAAGTGCAAGCAATATACGGAGTTTATATTTTAAACAGTAGTGGTGTAACTGTAGGAGGAAGTGGTTATGCAGTAGGTGATACAGTTACAATTGCCGGTACAGTATTTGGTGGTGCAACACCCGCTAACGATTTAGTTGTTGAAGTGACAGCAATTTCTGGTGGCGGCGGAACTGGTCCTGTAACAGCAGTAACGTATGTATCAGGTGCCCCTAATGCACAATATACAACTCAATTAAGTAACTGGGTTGAATTTACATATACTGCTAACGAAGGTGCCCCGGTAACTGAACCTGCTAATAATACTAACTGGTTCTGGTCTGTAGTTGACCAAGTTGATATCATGGTTCAAAAAGGTGGTGCATGGATTGGTTATAAAAATACATCATATGATACAACTGGTGCGCCAGCTTCAACTGGAACAAATACAACTGATCCAAATGGTCCTATTATAGCGGCAACAGCACCAACAACACAAAGTGATGGCACTGCATTGGTATATGGTGACTTATGGATTGATACAAGTGATTTAGAGATATATCCGGTAATTAATCGTTGGCAAGCAGTTAACGGTGAAGATACATGGGTATTAATTAATAATACTGACCAAACAGGTTCAACGGGTGTTCTATTTCAAGACGCACGCTGGGCAACAAATGGTAATACAAGTATTACTGATGATCCTATTCCAACAATAGTTAGTTTATTATCAAGTAACTACTTAGATTTAGATGCTCCTAATCCAACACTATATCCACAAGGTATGTTGTTATTCAACACACGCCGTTCAGGTTATAATGTTAAACAATATCGTAGTAACTACTTCACACCAGCTAACTTCCCAGATGAAGGTAGCTACCCAACTGAAACAGCGGCTTGGGTTACAGTAAGTGGCAACACTGCAAATGGTGCTCCTTATATGGGACGTTCGGCACAACGTGCTATGGTTGTTCAAGCATTGCGTTCAGCAATTGATACAAACACAGACATTCGTGACGAAGATAATTACTTCAACTTGATGGCTACTCCTAACTATCCAGAACTACAACCTAACATGGTTGTGTTGAATGCGGATCGTGGTGAGACAGGTTATATCATCGGTGATACTCCGTTAGGTCTTGCTGATAGTGCTACTGATATTCAAGCTTGGGCTAACAATGACGCAGGTGCTACATCAACCGGTGAAACTGGTTTAGTTACACGTAACACATATTTGGGTCTATTCTATCCAAGTGGAATTACAAATGACTTGTCAGGTAACGAAGTTGTTGTCCCAGCATCACATATGATGTTACGCACATTCTTACGTAATGACACTGTAGCTTATCCTTGGTTAGCGGCTGCAGGTACACGTAGAGGTAATATTGATAATGCACTGAACATTGGTTACTTGGATCGCACTACCGGTGAATTTGTAGCAATTAAGACACGCTTGGGTATTCGTGATGTATTATATATCAATCAAATTAATCCATTAGTGTTCTTCACTGGTATTGGTTTATTGAACTATGGCAATAAGAATAGCTTCAACAGTCAAAGTGCATTAGATAGAACAAACGTTGCACGACTTGTTAACTATGTTCGCCGTCAACTAACATTGGCAGCCAGACCGTTCGTGTTCGAACCTAATGATACGTTAACACGTAATAGTATTGCTGGTGTTATTCAAACATTGATGGTTGATCTAGTTGCTAAACGCGGTATCTATGATTATCTCGTTCAGTGCGATGATAGTAATAATACACCGGCAAGAATAGATAGAAATGAATTATGGGTAGACGTTGCGATTGAGCCAGTAAAAGCGGCTGAGTTCATCTACATACCGGTTCGTGTTCTAAACACAGGTGAAATATCAGGTGTATAAATGATGCCCCGAAAGGGGCATCATCTTAAAGATAAATAAAGATACAGGAGATTAAAAAATGGCTATAGCCTCACAATCATTGTTCAACATGACCGTAGCGTCAGATAACGCAGGTGGAAACCAGGGCTTATTGATGCCTAAATTACAATATCGTTTCAGAGTTAACTTTCTGAATTTCGGTGTTGGCGCAACTGTTGAACTAACAAAACAGGTAATGGATCTTAATAGACCACAAATCAGTTTTGAAGAAATTACACTACCTATCTATAACTCAACGTTGTATTTGGCAGGTAAACATAGTTGGAATGAATTGACAGTTAATTTAAGAGATGATGCTTCTGGTAGCGTTTCTAAATTAGTTGGTCAACAAGTTCAGAAACAATTAGATATGGTAGAACAAGCTTCAGCCGCAACCGGTCAAGATTACAAGTTCCAAACAAACATTGAAATTTTAGATGGTGGTAACGGTACTGCTGTTCCTCAAATATTAGAAACTTGGGAATGTTATGGTTGCTATTTGAAAACAGCTAACTATGGTTCATTAAATTATGGTTCGAATGAAATTGCAACAATTGCATTGACAATTCGCTACGATAATGCAGTACAATCTCCATTGAGTTCTGGTGTTGGTACGAATATTGGTCGAATCTTAGGTGGTTCTATCGTTACTGGTATTGGCCAAAGTCAAGGTTAATTGACTATATTGAAATTTTAACCCATGTCGGGATTTTTTCAAAATCTACTTAAGGACGCTGCCGGAGGATTCTTCGGCAACGACTACCTTCGAGATTATACTCACGCCGCTAAGACTTTTAGACCAAATGCATATCAGTATGCACCTAAACTTAAATTCTTATTCCATGTATATTTTGAAATAAATCCTGCAGTTTATTCAATTGGACTTTCTACTGGAACAAACTTTGGTTTGGCAGTAAAAACAATTAAGCTCCCTTCATATAGTTTCGATACACATACGATGAATCAATACAATCGTAAACGTATTGTACAAACGAAAATTAAATACGATCCAATAGATATTACGTTCCATGACGATAATGGAAACAGTATTCGTAATATGTGGTATAATTATTATAC